TTTTGGAGGAGGGGGAGCGTCTCTTCCTTCATTCAATTCAAGTTTAGGATCGACTGGCAATGGAGGATCTTTGCTTTCATCTGTAAAATCGGTACCTGCTGTTCCTGATATTGGTTCGTTGAATCCTTCTATACCATCAATTTCAGCCCCATCTGTTCCCTCATTACCATCATTGGATGATACCAGTAAGTTGACGGAAAGTCTACCAAAGTTTGATTCTAAGTTGGAAATACCGGAAATAGAAACTGGGAAACTTGGGTTGTTGTCGGCGAAAGGAGATTTATCTGCTTTTAAAGATAAAACGATAAGTTCGTTGGACGGTATGGTACCAGAATTTTCTCCAAATCAAAAAATAAGCCAATTAAAAGGCGCGGCTGATAGTAAATTATCTTTATTGAACGATTTAAAAAGCGCGGCTGGAGGAGCGCTTGGTGCGGCGGCTGGTGCAGCATTGGCAGGTGGAAACCTTAAAAGTATAGCCGGTGCTGCGGTAGGAGCGGGTGTTGGTGGAATTGCTGGAAATTTGGCACAAAAAGCGGGTATTGGAGGAAGCGTGGCAGGTGCGATTGGGTCTGCGGCGGGTGCTTTAGCCTCTGGAGGAAATGCAAAACAAGCAATCGGGGGTGCTGTTGGAAATATCGCTGGCGGTGCTGTCGGAAACTTAGTTGGGGCCACTGGTATAGGTAAAAATATATCCGGTGCTTTAGGGTCTGCTGCTGGCGTGGCTATTGCGGGAGGTAACTTAAAACAGGCGGCGGGCAGTGCAGTTGGAGGATTGGCGGCAAATTCATTATCCTCAAAAATAGGAGCAGGAGCAGTATCTTCGGCGGCTGGAGCAATTGTTGGTTCAAAGCTTTCTGGCGGATCTAATTCATCCGCATTGATCGGAGGTCTCAGTTCAGGAGCAGGTGCTTTGGTTGCTCAAAAGTTTTCTACTCCTACCACGGGAGCGAGTCCTATTTCTCAGGCAACATCGATGCCGAATATACCTTCAAACATAGATATAACAACAATATCAAAAGGGTCGGCGTCTCAACAAAGTGCGATGCAAGCAAATGAAGCAAGGCCATCAACTCCACCAGTATCTTCTCCTCCATCCAGCGGCACCGCCACAATAGACAAAGACACTGGAAAAGTTGTGCTATCAAACGTACAACCCGCCAATGTTACCACTGTAACCGAGACGGTAATAAAGGGTGGTTCAAGAACAAGATATGCGGACGCTAAAGATCCCGTGACTGGCGAGTCTGTACCCGTTCCTGATAAAGTTGAACCACCAACAAAAACGGTCACTACGACAGTAATAAACAAATCCACCGGAGAAGTAGTATCAAATTCGTCGGAAACTCAGCAGATAACAACCGCACAATCCAACGCGGAATCTTCCAACGCAAATCTGCCACCACCCGCACAGGTAGTTGAAGTCCAAACTGGCCCAGTCAAAGTACCAAGACCGGTGAGTGAATTATATACTATAAAAACAGATTCTAAGGGAAATGAAACATTGGAGTTGAAACTAGATACGAACCCAATAATTCCAGACGGATTAGAGTTGATATCTATGGTTGGAACTAAAGATATGTTGACTTTAACGTATGTAGACGGGTCTACTACTAAACTTTATACACCGAACGCATCTAAAGAAAAATTTGGTATAGGTAAAGAGGAGGATGCTATTGCGGTAGATACTCTTCCAAATGGAACTACATCTAAATGGATAGCATTTGCTCCGGACGATTTATCACTTCCAGAAATTGGGGATAAACCATATTTTGTAAAAAACCCTGATGGGTCGGTCACATACACTTTTGCGGACGGAAACAAGGCGACCGAATTACCAGCAAATGGCAAAAGTTTGTTTACTATAAATGGAATATCCGCCGACGTTGATATGCCATCATTGATTCAGCCAACCAGCGTTGAAATGCCACAGAGTGAAATAGACAAGCAAAAAGAAGCGGATAAAGAGGCATATATAAATGCTAATTATAATAATGATCGTTTTACGTATAAAAAAGATGAAAATGGAAACTATGTTAGACAAAAAAATAAACTTATTAAAAGCGACGATGGAGGACTGTTGTATAGAGACACTGAAACAAACGAAGTGGTCAAATCGGATGATAGAAAACCTGGTAGAAAATATAAATGGGCAACGGAACCAGACGGAGTAGAAATAGTAACTCAAAAAATGATAGACGACCAATTCGACAAAAAATGGAATGATGTAACTTTACCATATTTAAAATCTGCATATGCCAAGAAAATTTCAGACAAATACTCCAAAATTAACTCAGGGGATCAGACAAAAGTTGCAGAAGCGGTCGATAAAATACATATCATAGAAGTAACGCGAACTGGATACAGATTGCAAGGAGACTCGTATAAAGTGATGATGGTGCGGGTTTATAAAAAAGTAGAAGAAGTGTCTAGTGCTCCCCCAGCACCTGCCGTAAATCCAGCATTAGCTGCCACTCCTGCATCAACCCCGACTCCACAAACTACCCCTTATCCGGGAGGATTGTCCAAAGAAAATTTTGATAAACTTAGAAAATATAGCAGACTGACTAAAAAACAAATGCATTTGAGCACAGGAGGAATGTATTCTAGTAGCACTTCTGATCCTACGAGGGCAAAGTACGAAGCGGCTGCTAAATCGTTGGACAAATACACATGGATATATCCATTCGAAGAAGGATGGAGTCAAGATAAAATAGACGCTTGGACGAAAGGAAGCGATCCTTATATATGGTAACACATACAATTTAAATAAAAAAAGACTAAATAACCCTTATATTTATAGTATATATGAAAAAGACTGAACTAATAGAAATTATAAGAACTCTTGTAAAAGAAGAAGTTCATAATACACTACCTCAACTTTTGATGGAGGTTCTTGCCGAAAAACTAACAGGACAAGAAGTTTTGACGGAAAAGGTCGCAGAGGCTCCAAAAAGAAAAGTAAACGTTGGATTAGAAGCTCCAGTTAAACAGGTACCAACCCAAGCACCAAAAATATTTACAAAAAATCCAATATTGAATCAGATATTGAACGAAACTGTGGGTGGTGTTCCACAAGAAGCTGAATCAACGGGCACTTCTACGTTAGATGTAATTAAAACATTGCCACAGGAAATGCTAAATGAGAACAAAGATGTGGCGGCAGTTGCAAACGCTCTAACTAGAGATTATTCAAAACTTATCAAAGCGGCGGACGAAAAAGCAAGAGCAAAGCGTCCAGCATAATAAATGGCAACAGCAACACAAACTTTTGGTATAACTCTTCCCATATCACATGGGCCACAGGGCTATTTTAACCAAAGTTACAGTGCTCTTGAGCAAGTAAAATCAAATATTAATCTGTTGATCAGAACTAAAAAAGGTGAGCGTAGAATGAACCCAGAATTTGGCTCTGGGCTTTGGAGTATATTGTTTGAAAACTATACCGATGATATATCTCCTATCGTGGAAAGTACCATTCGTTCTGATATAAAGCGTTGGATGTCTTACGTGGATATTCAAAAAATAGAAGTTAATACCGAAAACACGGAATATAAAGACAAATACAAAGTTGGAGTAAAAGTCACATTTACAGTTCCAAGTGTTGGAATAACTCAATCTCAGACACTAGAACTAGCCATGAACACCAGCAACATATGATATTAGATACACCAAAGTCATTTCAACCAGACAAAAAAGATATCAAATATCTCAACAAAGACTTCACTCAACTAAAACAGTCTTTGGTGGATTTTGCTAAAACATATTATCCAAATACATATAAAGATTTCAGTGAAGCATCAACAGGCATGATGTTTATAGAAATGGCGGCATATGTAGGAGACGTATTATCATATTATATAGACTATCAATTTAAAGAGTCTATGTTAGTAAATTCGGAGGAACGTAAGAACATTATAGATGCCGCCAAGTCCATGGGATACAAGGCAAAAACAACTACGCCATCAGTTACCAGATTGGATGTATATCAACTTGTTCCAGCAAAAACAAGTGAATCGGGAGAAATGGTACCTGATTTAAATTATTGTCAGATCATTAAGCCTGGTATGACAACCACGAGTGATAGCAACGTATCATTTTTAACAAATGCTCCCGTAGATTTTACTGTTGACACCAAGAATGATCCATTGGAAGTATCTGTATTTCAGAGAAATGCGGCGGGACAACCAGAATTTTTTGTATTAAAAAAGAGCGTCGATGCATTTTCGGGTCAAATATCGACGAAAACAGTTTCTGTTTCTAGTCCTATTCCGTTTTATAAAATATATCTTGATGATACGAATGTGATAGAAGTGTTGGATGTATATGATTCCGATGGCAACCGCTGGTATGAAACCGAATATCTCGCCCAAGATTTGGTTCCAGTAGATTACGAAAACATATACAAAAACGATATGACATTATCTGCTTATAGAGATGTCGCTCCATTTCTACTTCGCTATTTACGTACATCTAAGCGATTTGTTACAGGGGTTGACGCGGATAATACAACTTTCTTGGAATTTGGTTCTGGTACAAGTATCAAAGATGACGAACTTATTGTGCCAAACGCTTTCACTGTAAACAAAATTGCCACTTTTAAATCAGAGAATATATCATACGACCCATCAAACTTCTTATCGTCAAAAGCATTTGGACAAGCTCCATCAAACACAACATTGACTATACGTTACGTTGGTGGTGGCGGAATAACCAGCAATGTCAATGCAAACAGTATCAAAAATATCAGTAGTATTGAATTTTTTGGTGACTTGACCGAAATGGGATTATTGGAACTAAACCTTACCAATCTTGTTCGTCGTTCGGTAAGAGTAAATAATCCAATACCCGCAACCGGCGGTAAGGATGCCGAAACAAATGATGAAATACGAAATAATGCTTTGGCAAACTTTGCTGCTCAAAACAGGGCAGTAACACAAAAGGACTATGAAGTTAGAACATTTGCGATGCCTTCCAAGTATGGTTCGATTGCAAAAGTATATGCAGTAACAGATACGCAACTTGATATCGCAAACATACAAGCTAAACCGCAAGCCATGCAGACAAGTAGTTTGGCACCCGGTCAAGTAAATACAGTAGATCCCGACAAAAACAATCCGTTTGCCATCAATTTGTATATACTATGCTATGATAGCGACCAAAGATTAATATCCTCGAATGAAGCGGTTAGAACAAACTTAAAAAACTATATAAACCAGTATAGAATAATGACCGACAGTGTCAATATTATGGATGGATATGTGATCAACGTTGGCGTTGATTTCGGTATTATCGTCTACAAGAACTATAATAAACGAGAAGTATTAGCAAATTGTTTAACGATTGTTCAACAATATTTTGATGTTAATAATTCTCGTTTTTGTCAACCAATAAATCTCAGCAGGCTTGAATTGGAAATTGCTAAAGTTGATGGAGTTCAGTCGGTGACTCAACTACGAATAAAAAACTTGACATTAAAAGACGGAGATTATTCACCGTATGAATATGACATATCAAAAGCAACTGTTGATAAGGTTGTATATCCGTCGATTGATCCATCTGTTTTCGAGGTTAAATATCCAACCAAAGATATCGTTGGTCGTGTAAGCTAAACAATATATGCATCACTTCTTATATCCAACCAAAGACACTTTTATAACCAACTTTCCGACCTATATTCAAAAAAATATGGGGTTAGACGAAATACTGGAAGTCGAAAAAAGAATTTCTGGACAAAGTTGTTCCAGTACATCCACGTTTCCAGTTTTGATGTCATACACAAGTTCAAGTTTGGAATTATTAAGCGGTTCGATGTCTGCCTCTTTTAATTCTGGTTCGACGGATCCAAGAGTTGTATCAAGTTCATATAAGTCAGTTTCTGGTCCAACTACTAACGGTGCAGTGCTATCTCGTGCGTTGCTACAATTCGATCTTTCCGAAATATCGCAATCAATAGTGGCCAGAACTATAACAAGTCCAAAGTTTTTCTTGAATCTTAAAATATGCGAATCACAGGAAATTCCTGTTAGATATGCTTTGGCTGCGTATCCCGTGTCCCAATCTTGGGCAATGGGGACTGGATACAAATACGACGAAGCATCTACCTCCGATGGTGCAAACTGGAAGTTTTATAATGCGGATCAATCGCAAAAATGGTGGAATACAGGATCTCTGACAGATTGCAGTGGAGGTGGTGTTTGGTGGCTTGATAGTGCCTCAAAAGCTTCTGGTTCTGGTTATGCAGAATATCCAAACATCAGTCAATATAACCCATTTCCGGATTGTCCGACTAGCAGCTATGTTCCTCCTGCCACATCAAGTATAGTTTCGACTGGTTCGTATGCGTGCTATCAGTATTTTGATTATCAATCGTCCGATGTTCGTATGGATGTTACCGCAATTGTAAATGCGTGGTTGACCAGAGCCATACCAAACGAAGGCTTTATTCTATTGCATAGTGATGAGTCAAGTTCTGTTGATTATGGGACGTTGAAATTCTTCAGCAAAGAAACCAACACAATATATTCGCCATATCTTGATGTATGCTGGTATGATTCAACAATAAATACTGGCAGTGCGGACCCAATTCAACTTCGTGACGCGGTTGTCACGATGAAGAACATGTCACAAGAATACAAATTCGGTTCTATAGTTCGCATGGATGTAACATCAAGAAAGCGTTATCCAGTAAAAACGTTTACTAATAAGTTGTCGGACTATCTTGCTCCATACTATCTACCATCGTCTAGTTATTATCAAATCAAGGACGCGGAAAGCGAAGAAACAATACTGCCATACGACGACTTCACTCGTTTAAGTTTTGATACACATG